ATGGCCACCAGGTCGCCCGATGCGCGCGCCAGCGCCTCTTGCGCAATCGCAAAATCCAGCACGTTGCTCACCACCCCGAGTTCCACACTTGAAGCCGCCCCCGCAATCAGGTTGCTTTGCCCCCCCGTCACGGTTTCAGCATGCGCGACAGTCCCCGTGGTGGCCCAGGAAGGTTGTAGCGCCGTCGCCCCCAGCGCCGCGCCGTTGGTGAGCGAGTAGACAACCGCCTGCCAGTTGGTCATGGCCACCAGGTCGCCCGATGCACGCGCCGCCGCCTCCGCCGTGATCGCCGCCTGTAGGTTCGTCGCCGCGACCACCGCACTCGCAAGCGCCTGGATCGCCACGTTCATCGAGCCGTTCGTCGTCGAGTAGTCGCTGATCTTCTGAATGACATACCGCTCCGTGGCCGGTCTGCCAGCCGTCTGGCCCGACGCGCCTCCGCAGAAAAGAACCGCGAGCCCCGCAACTATGGGAAGTAGTTTCTTCATCCTAGGCGTCCTCCTCCCATGTCCGCGTCTCCGTATCCAGCGTGTAGGTAGGCGTCTGCTGAACCGTCATCAGGTATTCCCCGTACTCGTTCATGGCAGGAACCACCTTGCGCCACTTGTCATCCTGGCCCGCGCCCGTGAACTGGACGTAGATGCCCGTGCCGCAGATGGCAACTGCAAGCCGGATGTCGTCATGCGCCGAACCGCTGTTGTTATGTGCCGTAACGGCAGCCCCAATGGCCGCTGTAATCCCCGCGTCCGCCGCCCTGTACGCCGCATCCAGTGCCGTGATCTTGGCATCCAGTGCCGCGTCGGCAGCCTCGTAGGCCGCCTGCAACACAACAAGCTGCCCCTGCAAGGTCTCGATGTCCGTGTTCAGCCTGTCGAGGATGTCGGCTGGGCTTGAAATCAAGGTTGGCGTGCCTGCGACATTGCCTGTGAAGTTCTCAACCATCAGCCGGTCGGAACAGGTAGGAATCAGTTGATCCAGTGTGTAAATCTTGTAGCTGAACCACTTGCGAGCCTGGTCGGAGGCGTCCGCGAATATCGCATCGAAGGCAACCGTGTTGGTGTTGAGCGTCCCAACCGCGTCGCCGTCGTCGTTCGCCGTCCATGTGCTGCACGTCGCAAACTCGGTGCTGCCCTTGTAGATGGTGAACACAAGACCGGCCGCGATGTCGTCAGCCGTCACGTTGACCAGCGTGAGTTGAACCGCCTCGTCGCGGATATGGATGGCGTCGCCGCTGACCACGCCCTTCTTGGTGGCCCGGTTGACGGTGATTGTTACTTCCGTGACTTCCTGCGCCATCAGTAGAACCCTCCGGCAAAGGTCTCGTCGTTCTGAAAGGTCAAGCGCCCGTCCTTCGTCCCTGCCGCCAGCCTACCGAACACCGCGCTCTGCTTCGCCAGTGAATATTTGCGCCCGTTGGCGACGGCCATGTTCCTGTTGAACCAGCGCTTCGTGTCGTCGGACATAAGCTCTTCGAGCGTTCCGGCGATGATCGCGTGTCCCCACTCCTCAAGGAAGGAGGACGGGTATTCCTCGCATCCGAAACCCGGCGTCATGCTCACGTCCGCCGTCCACGCATCCTCAAGGTCGTCTACGGGGGCCACGGCAAACACGATCTGCGAATCCATGTCCTCGTTCTTCTGGATCGCATAGGTGGACGGATGGCATTCAATCCCTCCAATCCAAACCTTATGCACCTTCAGGACGGTCGCAAGAATGGGAAGCTCGATCTCGTATTCGGCCTGGTCCTCAACAAAGTCGAAAGGCCCGATAATCGACCGCAACGCCCCGGTATCCATGCAGAACTGACGCGCGATGTCCTGCAACGTCTGCCTGATAAGCACCGGAGGACAACCGGGAAGCCTGCCCTCCATGCGCGGGAGCAGGTCGTCAAGGCCCGTCAAATCAATGGCCGTGCCGTAGCTCATGACTGCGCGTACCTTTCCGCCTTCGCGTACAAGTCAGCCGCCTTCTGCGCGTTGGCCGTGTCGCTGTCGTCAATCGAAAAGCACTTGGACGCCGCAAGATGGATCAGGCACTGCTCCCACCTGTCGTCAACGGGGATGACGGAGGCGCGCACCGCGTCCACCATGCCTTCGAGGAACACGTCTGAATCGTCCATGTCCGCAAGCGCCTTGGCTGTCGGCACGTTGCGTTCCGTCAATAGGTCGCCCGTCGTCTGGTCGTAGCGCGCCCAGGGGTTCATCGTGGCGCACAACTCGTCAATCGCGTCGTAGATGAAGACAAGGACGGCCTTGGCGCTCCAGCGGTACGCGGTGGCAACGGTGTCTAACAGATGGTTCGCACGCACCTGCCGTTCGATCCTATCCATTGTCATTGTAGCCGCCATGCCAAGACCGTCCTTCCCGTCCTGCCTCTACTCACTCAACAGGCTTCCCCGCCTGCTTCTCGGCCTTCGCGCGCCGGTTCTCGACCTTCGCCGCGATCTTCAGCAGCCGCTGCCGCAGATCGTCGGGCTTGTCGCCGGGAGCCGCGTTGATCTTGAAAACCGCCTCGGCAAACGCCGGAAGCTCGTCGTCGGACGCGGCAACCACGTCCGCGATGGTCACATTTTCCTTGCTCAATCCGCCGAATGCCTCGCCGCTCTGGATGATAGCCTTCTGCTCGGCCTCGCGCTCCGCCTGAACAGCGTTCTCAAGGTTCGCCACCGCCTCGGGGCTAAGCGCAACCGTGACAGCCGGGGGTTGCTTCTCGGCAACCTTGGCGGTCTTGAATGCCTCCGCAGCCTTCTTCGCGGCCTCGGCCACCCTGGCGTCCTGCGTCTGCTCCACATGCCCGGCTACGACGCTGGCGGGGGCAACCTTACCGGAAAGGATCGCTTTGGCCTGCTCGTCGGTAATGCGGATAAGCCCCTTCATCTTGGCGAAGTTCTTGCCGTCATCGAAGACCCGCCCGTTCCGCGTGTTCAATACAAAGCCCATCTCCAACTCCTTCCGTGCCTCTGCTGGTAAGACCGGGATGGCAACGGGTTAAAGCCGCTACCACCCCGGTCACGAATCCGCCGCTACTAGCTGTTGCCGTGGATGTTCGCCACGAGCGCCCAGACGTAGATTTTGGCGTGGTCGCAGGCCGCGCTCACCTTGACGGTGATGTGGTCTTTGGCCTTGTAGTACACCGGGGCCGCAAGGGCATCGCCGACATCCGTGGCCGTGTTGTTCAGATCGACCGTCGCAAGGTAGACGTTGGCTGTGGTCGTGTCGCCGACATCCGCCGTGACCGCCCCGCCTTCCGCCGTCAGAACCTTGACGCCGCAGGTCAGCACAACCGTGCCGGCGTCCAGCTTCAGCGCGCCAACAACCGCGTTCGCGTCAACGTTCAGAAGCGCGAAGTCGATCACGTTGCTGATGACCCGCGCCGCCTGGTCGTTGTCGCCAATCTTGCCACCCCGGACGAACCGGGAAACCGTAACTGCATTTGCCATTGTCTGTTCCTCTTTCTTGGTTAGCCGGGGAGCACCGTCTCACGGGTGCCCCCCGTCAGGTTGTTGTTAGCCGCCGGTCGTGTAGGTGGTCTGCGTCACGCAGGCGTGTCCAAGCGCCTCCGGCAGAATCACCTCGAACCCGTACACGGTCAGGCCGCGATGCAGCTTGCCGAACCCGTTGGGGTTGGGAAGCGTCTCGTTCTCGGTCAACTGGGCCGCGAACGTCAGGGCGCTCTTATGCCCGAAGATGACGTTCGTGTAGTTCACCGTGGCAGGCGTGCCGCCAGTCGTGAACGTGCTGTCGGTCAGGCAGTTGGAACGGTAGACCATGAAGCGGTCAATCGTGCCAAGCTGATCCTGCCCCTTGCGCAGAACGCTCTTGTCGTCGCCCATCTCGTTCGCCTTGATGATGCCCGAGTTGATGGCGAGATTGGCCATCCACATCGGAATGACAATCCACCGCTCGTCGCTCGGGATGTTCTGCTCGTCAAGGACAGTACCGCAGTTGGTAATGAACTTGATGACCGAGGTGTACCCGGTGGCGCCAGCCGAATCGAGCACCAGCGGAGCCGCCGAGGAGCCGAGGTTGAACGCCTTGCTCTCCTTGCCGGCCGCGACACCGGCGTTGTCGGCGTGCGCCGAGGCGTAAATCTCGCCGAACACTTCGCGCTCGATGGCGATCTTGGCGCGCTTGGCCGCATCGGTGGTCCACTCCTCGACGAACCGCTTGAGGTCCGTCTGCTTGAGGTCAACCGTGCGGGTGACGAAGCCCCACCACTTGCCCCGGTCGATGTCCAGGGTCACATAGTCCGTTCCGTAGGTCTCGTACTTGAGCGTCTGGCCGTTCTCGTAGTCGTACACGCCGATGTCCGGGACGGTGCGGATGATGACGGAATCGCCATAATCCTTGATCTCGCCCTGGTACTCGGTGTTCGACACCTGCGCCAGAATGCAGTTCTCGTAGAACTTGCGGAGGAACTTGCCCGAGTACTTCTTGGGGTTGTAGGCCCGCATAACGGGCTGTCCACCTGCGCTCGGGTAAACGGGATCGGTGGCGGACGCACTGCCCGCAACCGGAGTAACATAACCATCATACTGTGCCATAACTCACGTCCTTCTGGCGGAACCAGGCAGGCCGCATCCCGTTAAGCTGTCTTTCTTCAGCCGGGAACGACCCTTCCATCCTCTTCCGCCTCTTCAATGTCGCGCCGGAGTTCATCGACAGCCTCGGGAGGAAGTTCGCGGTAGATTGCCTTTGAAGCAAAATCCTTCGTGAACCTCGCAACCTGCGACTGCGTAAACACCGGCTTTCCACGGTTCTGTTGCCGAACGGCGCCTGTCTGGCGCGCCCTCACCTGGGAGGCAACGCGCGAATCCATGCCGTTCTTCGTGGAGCCGAAGGCGATACCCGACTGGCGGCTGAACTCATCGATAATCTCGGATAGACCCTTGATGTCCATGGCGTTCATGGCCGCTTCAGCAGACTGCCCGTAGGTCACGCGCCCACCCGTTCCCTTGACCGGCGTGTTGAGGAAGGCCACCCATGACTTGTCGTTTCTGGCGTCCAGTTCGACAAAGCCGGGATAGGTCTGCTCAACGCTCTCGACAAACGCCTTCATCGAATGTGCGCGGCTGGTGGCCTCGATCTCATCTCTTAGAGACTTCGCGGCACCGGGGAGCTTGTCCTTCAGCTCCTCGCTCACCGTCTGCCGGACAATCCTGGCGATCATCTCAAGCTCGTTGTCGTCTACGAGAATCTCGTGGGGAATCGACTCGCGGAGTTTCTTGACATCGGGGGCGTCGTTCTGCGTCTTGGCGGAAAGCTCTTTTTCAAGCTCCTCCACCCGCTTCCGAAGCCGTTTGCTTTCCTCGTCCAGAGGCTTGATGATGCTGTTGATCCTGCCGAGAATGGAAGCGTTGCGCTCCCGCTCCAGCTTGATCTCCTGCGCCAATTCCTCCGGGCTTTTCTGGCCTTCAGGCTTCTGCCCGCCGTCTACCTGCGCGTCCTGTCCGTCCTGCCGCTGGGCGTCCTGGGGAGGCTGTTGCGCCTCTTGTCCAAGCCGAAGTCCAGGCTGTCCGAACGGAGGCGCGGGGATCTCCTGGCGCACCGCAATGACCGGCGTGCCAGCCCCGTCCTCAACTCCAACCGAATCGGGATCGAAGTTCGGAGCGTCGCGCTCCAAAGCCTCGTCCGCCGCTTGTTCCTGTTTGAGCACTGCTGTAGGTATCTTGCTCATCTTCGTCTCCACCGGAAGGGCGCACCCGCGAAATCCTCCCGTTTGCAGGGCGTGCTTGCGCACGAAATCCTGCGTTGTTAATAGAAGGCTGCCGGCCGACCGGATGTCTCGCTGCGCTGCGAGGCCGCCGCCAACTCACCCGCCTTCTCAAAAATCTCCAGAAACTCTGAAATCGTCTGTGCCCGGCCCTGCGACAACGTAAGGTCGCGCCCTTCTAGCACGTCGTTTGCCTCGCGGACGGCCTTCAACTCCTGGCGATACACGTCCAGAACCTTCTGCACGGGCTTGTTTGCACCCGCCGCAAGGAACTGCCGGTAGTCCTCTTCGTTGAGTTTCGTAATCATGCCGCCGCCTGTGGCCTACTTGGTTGCTTGGGCCGGATTGATCCGCCGCCCTGGGGTGCCTGCGGCATGGGCTTCATGCCGCCGCCCTGCTGCTGTTCCTGGGCTTCCGCCTGTAGCGCCTGCGCCTGCATCTGCATCTGGGCTTCCGCCTCCGCCTTGGCCTTTTCCATCCGGCGCTGCAATTCGTCTTCGGAAGGAGCGAGGCAATCTGGGTCAAGCTCGAAACCAACGGCGATCTCCCGGAGCATCCGCGCCAACTCTTCAGGCGTCTGAAGCTGCTGAACACGCTGGTCTTGTCCGGTCGCCTGTAGCAACTGAAGGTGTTTCTGCGCCAACTGCTCGCGCATGGAGAACTGCCGCATACCGCAAACCTCGACGCGGATGTCGCCCTTGATGCTCTCGTCGCTGTTGTAGCGCATGTGCCACCAATAGAGGCGCATGATGCAATTGCGAAGAACCTCATCCATGTTGGCGACGATCTTCTTGATGCCGCGGTTAGCCGCTCCGAACAGCATGTTCAGCCCTGTCGCCGTTCTCGCCGCGCCCACCGCCGCATCCGTCCCGTTGGCGAACGCCGGAATCCCCGTGATCTCGTCGGCCAGGCGCATGTAGAACGTGAAGATGTCGATAAGCTCCTTGGACACAGACGGGATGTTCCAGAACCTGATTGGCTGGTTGCTCTGGTTCCCGGCGTTCGTGAAGGCCCACGTCTTGTTGGGGCGCGCCCTGCCGTCGTCCATCGGGTGAAGCCTGCTGGCGTCGTCCATCACCGCCTGCGGGCCGCTGGCAAAGCCCATGTTCACAAGTAGGTTGCGGGTTGTTGCGTTGCATAGCCGCTGAATATGGTCGATAACCTGTAATGGCCCCTGACCCCAGAACGAACCCGCAATCTTGTATACATGGGCAACGTCGATGGGACGCTCTTCGTCGCTGTCAACCACCTTGCAGTAGATCACGCGGTCGTCGATGACGATGGCGTTGACCTCGTACCACTCCTCGGACACGACCGGCTCCTTGTCGGGAGTCCGCGTGATGCCCATGCTGATAAGCATCTCGCCCGAAACCTCGCCCCAGTATTCGACGCCTTCGAGGATCTTCCTATCCTTGAGCATGGAATCGTTCTTCTTCTCAAGCGATTCCCGCTCCGTGTCGGACGTAACCCGGACCGAAACCCCGGTGTTGCCGCTGGCCGACAGAATGTCGTTGATGTTGTCCTCGAAATAGCACGGCAGCTTGGCAAGCGGACGCAGTTCCTTCGGCGAATACCGCACCCTGACGCATAAATCGCCTTCCTGTGCGTCAGCCGCCCCGTTGCTTGGGAAGATGTCGAACGGGGAGATGGCCTCCGCCTCGCGCACCAACCGCAGCTTGTCCTTGACCCGCATCCCGTACTTGGTCTTCTCGTATCCAGGTGACTTGCGGAGCCGGACAACAGGGGATCGAAGCCCCGCCGTGCCATAGGTGGCCAGATAACTGATGAACGTCTCGATCTGCTTGTTCCACTTGCCTTCGACAAAATCGTCCTTCAGCCGCCTGTCCATGCTCCCGGCCCGCGTCTTGGCCTCATCCTCGACCTCGCGCTGGAACCGCTCGCGCATGAGCCTGGAATACTCGAATACGACATCGGCGGATGGAGGCTGGCCGGTTGTTGCAAGCTCCTCGATCCAGTCCTTCAGCGTCCGCTCGACCGTCCTTTGAACGACCTCTGGCGACATTTCAGGGACAGGGGTAGGCTTGATGTAGAACGCCTTGTCGGCGTCGCTGAAGAACTCCGTCAGCCAGGCTACAAGCGTGCGCTGCTTGTGGGCCGAGATGTTCATGTAGGCTCTCGGCTGGCCCTTGGCGATAATCTCCGCCTCGTCCTCGGGGTCGTACACGCCGTTCATCTGCCGGAGCCGCTTGGTCAGGTCGTTATCGACACCGTTTGTTTCCCGAAGGGTACGGTTGGAGTCGAATACGCCGAGGATGTGCGCGGCCATGTTGCGCTTGGCTATCTCGCTGGCCACCTGCTCGCCGTCGGCGTCCATCACGGCGGGATCGTCTTCCTGAACCGTTCCAGCATAGGCCGCGTTGTCACTGGATGGCGCTTTGAGGGCAAGTCCTAGACCGCCATCGCGCTTCGATTCCAGTGTAGAGTCCGCCCCATTCATGCCTTCATTTTCCCACGCAGATTATGTTTGTCCACAAGAAAATGGTTTTCTTAGAAATACCCCTTCATATCCATCTCCTGCGGAATCACCGGAACATCGCCGCGTCCGGTGCCAACGCCGGGGTACCGCTCGTTCTCCCTGATCTCACGAGCCGACGCCATTGAACCGTCATTTTGAAGCAACCCCGCCGCAATATACTGCGCCGCATCGTGCGGGTGGCTGAAGTCGTCCTTCACCGGCTCCCCGCTGTACGACTCGCCCCTTGTCGCCGATGTCACACGCTTGAAACAGTACCGGCCCAGGAACCCCTTGCGCAACACAGGGCATTTCGCCCCCACAAGCAAGCCCGGTTCGCCGTTTATCATCCTCGTCAGAAAGTAGGAAATGGCCTCCCGGCGCGCCCTGAACACATTGGTGTGGCAGGCCGTGGCAGGAATGCCCTCCTCGTTCAGAATCGACAGGCAGGTGGATTCGTCGGTAGCCGCTCGCCCGGCACCCGCAGGGTCGCCCTTCACAATCAACCGCATACCGGGATAGCTGTTCGCCAGCTTGGGCTTTATCACGTCGCGGGCGAACTGACGGATGCCAACGTCCTCCCCCAAGACCTCCTCGATGAACCGCAACTGCCCCTTCACGCTCAACTGCGCAATGATGCAGGCCGAGTGCCGGATGCCGAAGTCGAAGCCAAGCAGGAGTGGAAGCCCGTGCATGACACCGACATCCATCGGCTTCCCGTCTTTGTCCGTGTTGTTCCCGGCATAGTGAACCATGTCGTTGTACTCGGGATACACGGGCTTGCCGTAGGACACCGTTCCGTACTGCGCCATGAGAAAAACCTTGATGTACTCGTATGGCTTCCCAGGTATCTGGTCGATGTAGTATTTCCACCCGATAGGGATGTTCTCGATGTTCTCCGCCGGCGGAATCTTCGGGTTTTGGCCCTCATTCGGGACGTAGACGGGCTTCTGCGGCGTCGATCCGGGAGCAAGCAGCACAGCCGGAGGCTGGTAGAAGAACTCCCAATTCTCTGGCCTGTCGATCTCCGCCTTCCCATACCACCAATGCTCGTCGTCTGGCGCGTTTGTGTCCAAAATCATGCCGTTCCATGTAGGCCCGCCAACCTTGTTGCCCTCGTTGTCCTTCCATTTCTTCGGAAAACGTCCGCACCTGCCGCTGATGATGTCGATGATGCCGATGTCGTCGATCTCTGAAGCCTCGTTGACCCATGCCCCCGTGATTTCGAGAGAGCGGAACTTGCCGGCGTCCTCCACGCGGTCACAGGCCAGGAAGATGACCTCGCAATCGACCGTTGTTCCGTCCTGAAGCGGGAACTTGATCCTTGCCGACAGCGGCTTGTCCGCCCTGTAGGTGCAAATCGGCTCCGGGAACCACTCGCGGAAGGTCTTGAGCGTCGTCGAAATCAACTCAAGATAGGTGTTTCTGACAACCGCCCACCGCGTCCGCCTCTGCATCTGCGGGTCCGGCTCCTGCTTCAGCGCCCGAATCATGATCTCCCAGACGCAGGCGGATGACTTTCCGGAACCGATGGGGCCAAGAATACCCCTCACCTTCTTGTCACACTTGTGGAACTTGCGGCAGGTAGGGGTTGGTGAATAGTCCAGCTTGATCGGAGCGCGCTTGCCCTCAAGCCCGCTTGTGCCGCCACTGTTGGCAATCATTGAACCTTGACCTTCTGCACGATACATCCGAACCCTCCTATGTGTAGCCTCGGCAATGCCTTCTCAGCTTTGCGCTTGCTCGAAAATATGCCCTGCCATCCATACTTTTCGTCGTCAACGACCCA